AGGCAAGGGACTTTGACTCCCTCATCCGCTGGTTCGAGTCCAGCCATCCCTGCCAAGCACTTCCGGATGGCTCCCCATCCTGTTATATATTACGCCTACGCTCCGTTAGCTCAGTCGGTAGAGCACCTGCCTTTTAAGCAGGGTGTCTGGGGTTCGAATCCCCAACGGGGCACCATGAAAACCCTGATGCCGCAACGGTTTCAGGGTTTTTCATTTTTTATGCATACTGAATTTGTTAGTAACGTGTTAGTAACGCGCACTGTTTCGACCGCGGCGACCAGCTGTTCTGGGTCGGTGTGGACGTAGATATTTGCGGTCGTGGAATAGTCTGCGTGACCGAGAATTTTTTGGAGCATTTCGGGCGCTATGCCTGCCCTTCGCGCCCAACTGGCATATGTGTGCCTGGTTGCGTGCGGCGTCAGTTTGCGGATGCCTAATCGCTCGAGTAGCGGATAATAATCCCTTCGGCGGAAGTTCGCTGGAATCCGTTGCCCATCATAACCAGACAAGAGCAGCTCCCCGTCAGCGCGGCCCGCGAAGTAAGCAAAATATGCGCGTCCCTCTGGGCGGATCGGGATAACGCGGTTTCGCCCAGCGTCGGTTTTCTCTCCGCCAACAACGTAGGTTCCATGCCAATTCGCGACAGGCAGGGCAAATAATTCTCCGATGCGCATACCCGTGTAGATCAGCATGAGCACGATCTTTGCGGCGTCGCTGCCGTCCTGCTCCAGTTTTGCAATTTCTTCATCTGTAAATATTTCTTTTTCTTTCTTTTCCTGCGGCGGTAAGCGCACGAAAGATGCAAAGTTTGTTGTTATCAGCTCCTCCCGGATGGCCCATGCGGACATCTGCGTGAGGAGCTGTTTGTATTTATTGCAGGTGCTGTGCGATTTGCTTTTATGGTCATCCATGACAGCCTGGTAGTCCGCTGTGCGCAAAGTGCGGAACTGACGGTCATGGAGCGCCGCGAATACGTCGAACGCGCGCTCATATGATGCGATTCCACCGGGGCCGATCTCTTGATAGTGTTCGGCTTTCCACGCGTTGTAGACGTCCGCAAACGTCATATTATAGCGCTCATTTATATCGCGGCCTGCAAGCTGCTCCAGCGTCTCTATGGCGTCTTTTTTCGTTGGGTAATAGCCGATGATTACCTGGTTCTTCATCGCCACCCACGGACGTTTTCTATGGCCAGCAAGCTTATATACACTGCCAGTTCCGTTCGCCCGCTTTGCTGTGCGTCTCTGGGTAGGCATCTGCTTTTTGCCGCATTGTGGGCAGTATTGCGCGCCGTCCGGCAACTCGGCGCGGCATTTGATACAGTTCAAAATATACCTCCTCTCAAAACAGGCCGCCCCGAAAAGGACGGCCTGTTTTGCTATAAGATGATACCACGGACCAAAGCGGCGGCTGCGAGCTTCTGAAAGTTTTTCGTATTCTGAGATTTCATGCGCCGATAGCCACTGAGTGATTTTGGGCATATATCCGGTAGATTTTCTTGCAACCACGCAAAGTTCCGTGCATCCACACCCTTGGATGCTTCGGATTCTATCATATGATCCCAAAGGTAACGTTTGTGTTCTGTTTCCAGTCGTTCCTTCTCTTTCAGCTGAAGGGCCGAATCTATATCCTCCTGCGGGCGGTCATCCACGAATGGTCGATTGCTGAATGCTACAATATTCTTCGCATACTTCCGGTTCGATATTTTCTGAACACTCAATGTATACGACATGTCCCCGTCAGTGACACCATAAATGAACGGGTAAAAACTGTGGCCACATCCGGGATGTATCCCCCCGTATTTCCAGAACACATCTGGAATTTTCGGAAATCGCCGGTCCTTGCCGGACAATGAGAATACGCGGCCTTGATATTTCGCACACTCGGGGCAAGCGTTCCCGTGTACACTCATGATGACCAAATCTGTGTTAAAAGACTTCGCTGCGTTGACAACGTGCCGAACAATGAAACTATAGTCAAGAGCATAGCTGTCGTTTGTTTCGTCATCCAAAGTGTCAAAAAAACGATCTATCTTCTCCTTTTCGGCCCGTGCTTCATCGACACGCCCACACCGGGCAAGTAACCGAACCAGCGTGTAATAATCGTCGCGCCGATATCCGTTCCGGCAGAACATTCGGATTTCGTTGGATTTTTTCAAACACAGCACGGCAAGGTCTATGTTGCCCGAATCTTCATAGTCGTGGCTTTTCCGTCGCAGATAATAGTCAATGTCCCCGGTATAGCTTTGTATTCCGCTTCCGCGATGGACACTTGCGTTTTGGGGGATGGACATAATTCCCTCTGCACTTGATAAGTCGTACTTTGATTCGAGAGTGTCGATTTCTTCTTGGCGATGAGCTTGATAATCTTCGATGCTACCCGAATTTGAAACATCGAATGTAACCGCGTGCGCTATATCGGGGTGGTTCTCTCCACCCGCCCCGTCTGAGGTAGCTTCAGGTGGCTTGGGGAGATATTCCGTATGCGGGGATTTTTTGCGCGTTTTCTTGACATAGCTCCGGACGGGCCTAATCCAAATTGTACATGCCAGTGCAGTTGGCCCCAGTATAATGAACAGAGTATACCCGGCAGATAAGGTAATTGTATCCGTTTCAGCCGCTCCCCATATATTGTCCGCGATAGTAAGAAGCAGAAATAACGCAAAAGCCCAAATCAACAGGGATGCAATCAAGCGCAATAAGCAACGTAAACACAATCTCACCCAATGCCTTATGCGGTCTTGCGACACCATAGCTGCGTATCCTCCTTTATAAATCAACCCGGAATCTGGAAGCGGCGCTTTGTGATAACTCGGCCTTGACAGACCAGCGTGCTGTTGCTGCCGGGGGTGAGAACTACGTCGGCATCGGAACGCTTTCGGTTAAGGGAGAACAGATACACGATGCCCAGCGGATCGCGGTAATACTGTTTGTAGACGGTCCCACCGTCCACGCAGATAAGCGCGGGAGACATGGGGCATTCCTCCTTATTGAATTTGGGCGGTAAAGCCGACGGCTTTGCCGAGGATGCGAAGATCGGCGAGCTGCTCGCCTTTATAGACGCGGGGTTCATAGCGGGGGTTCTCTGCCTGCAGGACGACCTGATCGGGGAATATGTAGACACGCTTGAGCGTCCCCTCCCCGTCTATTTCAACGGCGGCGATTTCACCGTGTTCCACCTCCGGCTGGGAGCGGATATAGACGATGTCGCCGTCATAGATGCGGGCGTTGATCATGGAATCGCCCTTGCAGCGGAGGGCGAAGTCAGCGTGGATATGCTCGGGGATGTCGACGTCGCACTCGATATTCTGCTCGGCGAGGATGGGCGTCCCGCAGGCGATGGTTCCGACGAGCGGGATCTTCCGCACGGCGGGCATCGGGAGGATGTTGGAGGGCGTGATCGTGTCCTTATCGCTGAGATTGACATCCATGTCATCGCACATGGCGAGAAGCTCGTCCAACGTGATGCCCATCCCGGTCGCAAGTTTGTTCATTACGGTAAGAGACGGAACCATCTTCTTCCCTGTCTGCGGATTAAATTCTTTTTCGATAAGGGATATGTACCCAGTTGAAAGTTTGCACTGTGCCCCCATCTGTCTCTGGGATATGCCGTGCTCTAACCGGTATTGCTTTGTAATTTCGGATAATTTCATGATCGGCCCTCGCTTTCCTTTGCACAATTTATTTTACAATGTATGAATGATAAAGTCAATAGAAATATCAAAAATTTTTGACAAGTATGTAAAAAGATATTGACAGTCGGGAGGAGGTATGGTAAGATGACAGTGTCAAAAGCATTAGACGTCTCAAAGGACGGGAGGTGAACAGTTTGGGCTACAAAATCAAGGACAGACGAGAGGTTCTCCGGATGTCTCAGGAGGCCCTGTCGAAAAAAAGCGGAGTAAGTCGCCAGACCATCTCGACGCTCGAGTGTGATCCGAATCGAAGCGTGTCTACGCGAACGCTCGAGAAGATCGCAGCTGCGCTGGACACGACGGTCGCTGAGCTTTTTTTTAGCGATAGTGTCTAAAGTATTAGACAAAATCTGGAAAGGAGGTGAGGGAATGGAGATCAAAATCACCGGCACGGTTGAAGAAATCACCGCTCTCGTGGCTGCAACACAAGAGCGGCGAAAAGAAGACATTTCAGTTTTGTCGTTTTTGGAAGACACGTCAGGGAATCATGGATCTCAAGATGGGATCGAAATCCGAAAGTGCTGACGATTTGACAATGTATCCAATGTTCAAATAAAGCGGCATCACGGGTTTGATATTAATTGATTCATCAGACTGGAGGACTTCCAGCGTGCCAGTTGCCCTTGAAAGTGGGATGGCGTGTTGAACACCTAGGAGGAAAATGCGGGATCCTCCAATGTTTATGCGATGCGCTCGCCTATCGTGGTAGCCTCCTTCTTCTAAGATAAACACTGGGGATCCACTGCAACCCTCAAAACATGGCATATCGACGAGAAACTCAGGTGATCCCATAAAGTTGTATTGAGGAGGGGTTGCGGTTATTCCGCTTCTAACGATTGGGAGGTTATTAACCGTATCGCGCATACCCTTTGGGTACCCGGCCATAATAACTCGCTCGACTGCGTCCATATTCTTCCATTCATCTTCGGACGGGATAAGGCTTGTTTCCAAATAGGTGTAAAACGGGGTGTTCCCGGAATCGGACATAGTTTTGAGTGCATTGGCTATTGGAAGAATAGCGAGGTCTATAGTGTTAGTTGGGTGCATTATTGCGCGACTTGCGCTGATTACAGCATTCACAGATCGGCCAATGTCGGGCGATCCATCAGCCCCCGCGGCGGTAAATGTGACCCCAATAGCATGCGCATTTTCAAATACATGCCGGTTTGTGACTATCGCCGGGACAAAAAATTCTTCTGACTGCATAAACGCGAGGATAAAGCCCGTTGCCGAGCCAATATGGCGATTTGAATTGTCAAGGATCGCAAGCGGGACAACGGAATGAATGAGCTTTTCTGATAAGGTTAGATCCATTTTTATACCTCCTTTCTGTGCATATTATACCGCAAGAGGTTAAATGGTTCAACTGGAATATTGCGGATATATGCAAATCTGGGATAAAGGGAGAGTGGATTTGTAATACGAGGTGGACGTGGGGGGGGGAAGTAAATACTTAAATAAGGAGAAAAAGCATGATTAAGACACTGACCTTGAAAGACGCCGCCGCGAAATTGCGGGAGAACGGCATGCGTATCAGCGACAGGAGCCTTGCAGCAGGGCTGGAACAGGGGGCTTATCCATTCGGCATCTGCATCCGCATGGATGGAGAGCGCGTGTTCCAAATCTTCGGTGTGCTGCTGGATGCGTGGATCGCGGAAAGGACGGGCAAATGATGGAATGGATCATCACTTATCTGGGCGCGGCGGCGCTGGCCGCCGGGATCGTCCGGGCAGTCAGCAGAATGGAGGGGCGGCGATGAAATTCATCAAGAGCCGCCGGAAGCCGGAGCCGAAGGCGGGCTGGATCTTCGTGGAAGACGCGCTGCCGAAGGAATCCGGGGATTATCTGTGCGCTACCGACTATGGTTATGTGAAGCTCCTGAGATATTCAGCGTATTACCGGTTGTTTAACTGCCAAGACTACTTCAATCGCGAGAAGGCCGAAGAACTTGCGATTACATCCGTTAGATTCTGGATGTATGTGCCTGATCCGCCGGAGGAGCTGCGATGAAGAAGGGCGACGACAAGTGCAGGACATGCCGCTACAACGCGATGCTGATGGGCTACGCCTATCACAGGTGCGACTACGCGACGATGAACTGGCCGCGCGTGAAGCTCAAGGACTTTCCAAACGGGCCATGGCACGGGCCGCACTGCGCGGCATACGAGCCGATGGATCCGAAGAAGAAGCGCAAGTCCCGGCGGGTCAGCGAGCCGATCGGGAAGGCCATGCAGCAGAACCGCACCGAATACAAGCGCAAGGCGGCGGCGATCTGCGAACAGATGCGCGCGCTTTACGCGCAGGGCAAGAGCGACGCGGAGATCGGGCGCGAGATCGGGCGGAGCAAGTCGACCGTCCGGCGCTGGCGGCAGAAGTCCTGCCTCCCGGCGCAGGAGCACGAGGGAACGGCATGAGAGTCTATCAGGTCGTGACGAAGGACAAGTACCGTCTGCCGATTGCGCAGGCGGACACGATACGGGAGCTGGCGGAGATGGTCGGCAAGCCGTATCAGACGGTGCGCAAGGCCATTACGCGGGCCATGTGCGGACAGGCAAAGAACACCCGGTATACATGGGTGGACATATAAGGGAGATGGTGCAATGTACATCTGCGACAACTGCCAGAGCGTGTTTGAGGAGTGGGACGAGGTTACGGACGAATCCGAGGAGTACGGGGACGGGACGATTATCCGGTGTCCGCACTGCGGCGAGGAGGTCGGCAGCGGCTACGAGTACGAGGCGGACGAGTGCCCCGTGTGCCACGGGTGGAAGAACAAGGACGACCGGATCTGCCATAAGTGCGCGCTGAGCGCGCGGGGGCGGTTTCTGGGGCATCTGCGGGACGGCTACACGCTGGAGGAGCTGCGCTGGCTCACGGAGCGGCTCGAGGGCGACACGCTGGACGAGGCGATGCTGCGCGGGCGTTTTATCGGGGATGAGGTGGCAAATGAGTAGCGGCGTTAGCAAATACATCAAGGCCACGGCTATGATCTATTTCCCGGACGGGCATATCTGCTGCGATCTATGCCCGATGTTAGAAACCTATGCACGGCGGCAGTGCCGCCGCACGGGTGAATATCTGTTGGACACTAAGACAATCGGATATGACTGCCCGCTGACTTTTACGGATGAAGAATTTGAGGAGGTGCAAGAGATTGAAGAGATTTAGGCTACTGCGACCGGATGAGATCGAGTGCCGGGTGCAGCGATGCACAGAAAAAGGCGTGAGTTTGCTACTCTACAAAACAGCACGAACGGATGCTGATCTGCTGGACGAGACCGCAGGCGCAGACAAGTGGGAGAACGACTTTAAACTGGTCGACGGCGTGCTCTACGGCGGCATTGGCGTAGATTACGGTAACGGCCTTGTCTGGAAGTGGGACGCCGGGACGGAGAGCAACACAGAAGCCGAGAAAGGCCGTGCGAGCGATGCTTTCAAACGAGCAGGGTTCAAGCACGGCATTGGCCGAGAGCTTTACAGCGCCCCGTTTGTGTGGGTTCCTGCCGCGAACTGCGCCAAACTCAAGCAAGACCGGGGCGGGAGATGGACATGCAATGACCGATTTGACGTGGCGTCCATTGAATATGATGCATCGGAGCGTATTGTTGCTCTGACGATCACATCCAACGGGAATACGGTCTACAGCTTCGGCGGTCGCGCAAAATCCGGACAAGCTACATCTGGGCGGAGCAAGCCGCAGGAGGAACCCGTTATCTGCGACGGCTGCAATACGCCGATTCGCCCCGCGAAAAAATCCGACGGAAGCGTTTGGAGCGTGAAAGATCTGCGCGAATACTCCAATCGGATGTACGGGCAGACGCTCTGTGCCAAATGCATTGACTCCGTGCAGAGAGCTGAAGCCGCAGGATGATCCAGGTGGCTATCAAAAAGGGCGGCGCACGGTGGTACCAAGATCGCGAGGGGGCGTGGCTGTGCCTGCGGGTGCAGTCCCCCGCATCCGCCATGTCCGTGTGCGACGAAGTGAATCCAGACAAAGAGTATACCTTGCAGCTCAAGGGCAAGGGCAGAAGCCTTGATGCGAACCGCTACATGTGGGCGCTTATCAACCAGCTATCTGCGAAAGTGCGCGTCCCACCAAATGAACTGTACCGGGAGTACATCAAGGATGTTGGAGGAAACTGTGAGATTGTCCCCGTCCGGGAAGATCGGATTGCCGCGTGGGATCGAGTGTGGTGCGCCGGGCATATTGGCAGGCTTACCGAGGATATGGGGCCGTGTCGGAATATTCCCGGATACCACAACGTCAAATCCTATATATCCTCCAGCGACTACGATGTCGCGCAGATGTCTCGCTTGATCGACCTTGTTGTATTTGATTGCAAGGAACAGGGTATCGAGACGATGACCCCGTGGCAGTTGGATGCGTTGAAATCCAGATGGGGCGCGGCACAGCCGATGGGAGGTGGCGCATGAGCAGATCTTACGCATATACGCGCCCACCGACGCAGCCATGCTGGCACTGTCGCAATTATGCGGGCGGGTGCAGTTGGACGCGAGAAGAAACCAAGCCAGTTGACGGCTGGCGGGCTGTGCCAACGCGTAAATCTGGGGATAGCGGCAAGATCATGCATAGTTTTGAAATCCGATACTGCCCAGAATTCGTAGCTGACGGAACGGAGGGATATGGTGCAAAAACCGGAGAACTGTAGATGTTTCCTGTGTGGGCGGAACGGGGCGGAGGATCCTTTGGACGGGCATCACGTATTTGGCGGATCATACCGCCGCAAAAGTGAAGAATACGGACTTGTGGTGTACCTGTGCCACAATAGATGCCACATCTTCGGCCCATCGTCCGTGCACCGCAGCGGCGAACAGATGCGCCGATTGCGGAGATACGGGCAGCTCAAATGCATGAGGGAGCAGGGATGGAGCGAAGAGCGCTTTATCCAGGAATTCGGGAAATCTTATTTAGGAGGTAACAATGGAGAAGATCCTCTATACGAGAACTGATGCGGCAAAGATGCTGAGCATCAGCCTCGATACGCTGGATGATTTGCGGCGGGATGGCCTGCTGCAGGGGTATCAGATCGCCTTAGGGAACCCGCGAGTATACTTTAAAGCCGCGGAGTTAGCGCAGTTCGTGGAGCGGCTGGAGGTGGCAGAATGAGCCTGAATCGTATTACCATCATGGGCCGACTCACAAGAGATCCCGAGCTGCGCAGGACGCAGAGCGGGGCGCCCGTTACAAGCTTCACGATGGCCGTTGATCGAGACTTCAAGTCCCAGTCCGGCGACAAGGAGACGGACTTCATCGACGTGGTCGCGTGGCGCAATACGGCGGAGTTCGCCGCAAAGTATTTCACAAAGGGACGTATGGCTATTGCGTCCGGTCGGCTGCAGATTCGCGACTGGCAGGACAACAACGGCAACAAGCGCCGCAGCGCGGAGGTTATCGCCGACAGCATCTATTTCGGTGACAGCAAGCCGCAGGACGCGCAGCCCGCAGTGCACGCCGTAAACGTGGATGCATCCGACTTCGACGAAATCGAAGATGATCCGGATATCCCGTTCTGAGGTGTGCCATGCCGAACAGAATCATTAAGGAAAGCATCTGCACGAACGAGAAGATCGCAGCTCTGAAGGATTTTGAATTCCGGCTATGGATTGGACTAATTACGCAGGCGGATGATGCGGGGCGAGGAGACGCCCGCCCCGCAATCATCAAGGGGCATATATTTCCGCTTCGAGATCAGGTAACAGCAAAGAATATTACTGACGCCCTCGACGCACTGGCGACCGTAGGACTGATTTCCCTCTACACTGTAGGCGGGAAGTTGATCTACTGGCTACCGGGCTGGAATGAGCATCAGCGGATTCGAGACTGCAAACCTAAATTCCCGGGGCCGGAGGATGCCGATCCGCCGCAAACCGCCGCAACTTGCGGCAACTCGCCGCAGATTGCGGCAACTCGCGGCAACTTGCCGCAAACCGCCGCAACTTGCGGCCTTAATCCAATCCAATCCGAATCCAATCCGAATCCTAATCCGAATCCAACCCGCGCAAGCGCGTTTGACACGTTTTGGGCAGCGTATCCACGCAAAGTTGGTAAGGGCGATGCTCGCAAGGCGTTCGGCAAAGTCAAGGTTCCCGTCGAAATGCTCATTGCCGCCGTCGAAAAGCAGAAGCAGAGCAATGATTGGCTGAAAGATGGCGGTAGGTATATCCCGAACCCGTCCACGTGGCTCAATCAGGGGCGATGGGAGGATGACCTCCCCGGCGAGCAAACACAGATCCATGAAGCGACACAAGCGGATCTTGACAAGTACATGAGGTGGTGAAATATGGCGATTCAGATCACAATTCCGCTCACACCAGTGACGAAGAAAAACCATCAGCAGATCATGCGATCCAGCAAAACCGGGAAGCCGTTCGTCATGCCGTCTGCGGAGTATCGGCAGTACGAAGCACAGGCCGTCTGGCATTGCAAGCGCGCTGCGATCTCTGCCGGAGTACGTAAGCCGATCGACACACCGTGCGAGGTTCGGTGTCTGTTCTACATGCCGTCCCGACGTCGCGTAGATCTAACAAATCTGCTGGAATCTGCAGACGATGCGCTCGTTGCCGCAGGTGTGCTGGCTGACGATAACAGCCAGATCATCGTATCGCACGACGGGAGCCGCGTGCTATACGACAAGGACAGTCCCCGCACGGAGGTGACGATCAGCCCGTATGAATGATTTCGATTACGATTGCATGCAGAAAAAGCGCATTGCGCGAGGTGCATTCGCGCATATCAGTTGGAAGCGCGGCGGGTGTACGCTGCCGAGCGATCTTCTAACTGCCAAACAGAGAAAGGAGAAAAACGGAGAAGTGAAAAGCTACAACATCTCACGGCCCATGCCGTGGTGCGAATGCAAGCAAATGCCGGATGACCTGAAACGGGAATTCTACCGGAATATGCAGTCATTTGGCGGCTCGGCCAAATGGTTGGCAGAGGAAATGGGCGCAAGCGATCAGACCATCCGAGATAGCGCCGAGAGGTGCGGCGCGCCGTTCCGCCGTGGCGGCAGAAATCTGGAAATGTGGCAGAGAAAACTCGCGGAGTGGTCGCACACCGAGGAAAAGACCGAGGGATTGGCCGAAACCGCGAAAGATGAGACCCATGCTGGGGGGGAGCCGAAACGGCTTGTGCTGGAGCATGCGCGCATGGAGTTCAGTTACTCCGACCTTTCATCAGATCTGGTGACATTCCTGCGAGTTATCGCCCCCACAGACGGGAAAATCTCGGTTGAGTGGTGACGTGATGGAAACATATCTGGAATTTCTAAAATCTAAGATCGTTCTTGCGAAGAAAACGGGATTCGACGTCGCCCCGGGCGAGATCAATCCGGCGCTCAAGCCGCACCAGCGTGACAGCGTGATTTGGGCTTTACGCGGTGGGCGCCGAGCCCTGTTCCAGTCGTTTGGACTGGGCAAGACGGTGCAGGAAATTGAATTTTGCCATCAGGCCGTGCGGCATGACGGCGGGCAGGCTTTGATCGTTCTGCCGTTGGGCGTGCGGCAGGAGTTCACACGGGACGCGGAACACGTCTTGGGTTATCCCGCGCCGAAGTACATCACCAGCATGGCGGAACTGGCCGAAACGGACGCAGAGATTGTCATGACAAACTATGAGCGTGTCCGGGATGGCGATATTGATCCGACGCAATTCACAGCCGTAGCGCTGGACGAGGCGTCCGTGCTGCGCAGCTTCGGCAGCAAGACGTATCAGGTATTTCTCCCCAAGTTCCGGGGCGTGAAATACAAGCTGGTATGCACGGCGACACCGTCGCCAAACCGCTACAAAGAGCTAATTCACTACGCAGGATACCTTGAGATCATGGACACGGGGCAGGCTCTGACGCGTTTTTTCCAGCGCGACAGCACCAAGGCAAACAACCTAACGCTATATCCGCATAAAGAAGATGAATTCTGGCTGTGGGTATCTTCGTGGGCACTGTTTGTGGGCAAACCCTCTGATTTGGGCTATGACGATACCGGCTACGATCTGCCGCCGCTGGACGTGAGAGCGCATGTAATTGCCGATAACTACGGCAGCGAGATAGACCGGGACGGGCAGTTTAAGCTCATGAACGATGCGGCGACATCCCTCGCGGAAGCTGCGCGGGAGAAGCGCGAGAGCATCGCGGCGAGAGTGGATGCCGCTCGCCGGATCGTAGAGAGTGATCCGGATGCGCATTTCATTCTGTGGCACGATCTGGAAGCGGAGCGTCACGCGATTCTCAAGGCGCTGCCGGAAACCGTGGACATTTACGGGAGCATGGACTACGACGAGCGGGAGCGCCGTGTTGTGGACTTTTCGGAGGGGAAGACGCGGCTTTTCGCGACAAAGAAGAGCCTTTCCGGTTCTGGCTGCAACTTCCAGCGGCATTGTCACCGAGCTATCTTCGTTGGTATTGACTATGAATTCAATGATTTCATTCAGGCGATTCACCGCATTTACAGGTTTCTGCAGACGGAACAGGTGATTATCGACATTATTTACACAGACGCGGAAGACCCTATTTACCGGGTGCTGATGCAGAAGTGGAAACAGCACGACGAGCTGCAGGCGCGCATGCGCGAGATCGTCAAGAAATACGGGCTTTCCGGCGAAGCCCAAACGGAGAGAATGAGTCGGAGCATAGGAGTTGAAAGAGTGGAGATCAAGGGGAAAAACTTCGTCGCCGTGAATAACGATTGCGTGGAAGAAACGGCGAAGATGGCCGAAAACAGCGTAGATCTGATTGTAACCAGCATTCCGTTTTCCAATCATTACGAATACACCCCCAGCTACAACGATTTCGGACACAACGAGGACACGCGGCGATTCTTCGAACAGATGGACTATCTGACACCGAATCTGCTGCGTGCGCTGAAACCGGGCCGCGTGTTCTGCTGCCATGTCAAGGATCGTGTGTTATTCGGCAACGCGACAGGCATGGGCATGCCTACTATGGAGCCGTTCCACGCGATGTGCATCCGTCACTATATGCAACATGGTTTTGCATACTTCGGGATGATTACTGTCGTAACGGATGTTGTCCGAGAGAACAACCAGACGTACCGGCTCGGCTGGACGGAGCAATGTAAGGACGGCTCGAAAATGGGTGTGGGATGCCCGGAGTATATTCTCCTGTTCCGTAAACTGCCTACTGACCGGAGCAAAGCATACGCAGATGAAAAGATCGTGAAGAGCAAAGACGAGTACACCCGCGCACAATGGCAGATCGATGCGCACGGATTCTGGCGCTCTTCCGGTGACCGGCTTGTGACCAAAGAAGAGATCATGAGCATGGATACCGGAAAGATCCAGGCAGCGTACCGGAAGTACAGCCGCGGGACAGTGTATGACTACGCGGAGCATGTCCGTATGGCGAAAGAGTTGGATGCGGAAGATAAGTTGCCGGCGACCTTCATGGTCGTGGCACCCGGCAGTTGGACGGACGAGGTGTGGGACGATATCAATCGTATGCGCACGCTCAACACCACGCAGAGTCAGCGACGCAAACAGATGCACGTTTGCCCGCTCCAGTTGGATATCGTAGATAGACTTATCAACCGCTACAGCAACCCCGGCGAGCTGGTGCTCGATCCTTTCGGCGGGCTGGGAACCGTTGCGTTGGAAGCAATGAAAGCCGGGCGGCGCGGATATACCATCGAGCTGAACAGCGGATATTTCCGCGATGCTGTTGGCTATCTCAAGGAATACGAGCGGGAGGATATGAATATCTCCCTGTTTGATTTGTTGGAGGCAACATGATTTTCGCACAAGAGACATTAACTGACGAAATCATCGTGGACAACTTCGCGGGCGGCGGAGGCGCGTCAACAGGCATTGAGATTGCAACGGGTAAGCGGGTGGCAATCGCCATCAACCACGACCCGGCGGCGATCCTGATGCACAAGACAAACCACCCCTACACGGAGCATCTGCAAGCGTCTGTGTGGGACGTAGACCCAAAGGCCGTGTGCCGGGGGCGTCCCGTGGGGCTGGCGTGGTTTTCGCCGGATTGCAAACACTTTTCCAAGGCCAAGGGCGCGGCATTGGTAGACCGTAAGATTCGCGGCCTTGCGTGGATCACCCTGCGGTGGGCGGCAACGGTACGTCCCCGCGTCATCATTCTGGAGAATGTGGAGGAGTTCCAGACGTGGGGGCCGGTACGGAAGGGCAAGCCGGTGAAGAAACTGGCGGGGACGACCTTCCGAAAGTTTATCAGCCAGCTTGAGGCGCTGGGCTACACCGTGGAGTTCCGGGAATTGGTGGCGGCGGATTTCGGAGCGCCTACATCCCGCAAGCGGTTTTACATGATCGCCCGCTGTGACGGAAGGCCCATTGTCTGGCCGAAGCCCACCTACAGCAAGACCGGCGCGGATGGACTGCCCAAGTGGCGCGCTGCATCGGAGATCATCGACTGGTCGCTGCCCTGCCCATCTGTATTTGCATCCAAGGCGCAAATCATGGAGAGATACGGCCTGAAAGCGGTGCGGCCCCTGGCGAAGAACACCATGCGGCGGATCATTCGCGGCGTGGACAAGTTCACCATTAGGAGCGGAAAGCCGTTTATCGTACAGCAGAAATTCCAGAACGCTGCGCAGAACATCGAAAAGCCATTGACGACTGTTACGGCGGTTGGAGCGCATGAATTGTGCAAGCCGCTGCTGGCACCTGTGACGGTGACCAACACCGGCAACAGTGTGGGCGGGACGGTCGGAGCGCCGGTACATACCGTAACGACCGCAGGGAATCAGATGCTGGTAACGCCGTTCCTTGCGGAGTGCAACCACTCTGGCGGCGGGCATATTGCGCCTGTGACGGATGCTCACAAGACCATCACCGCCAAGCATACCGGCGGCATCGTGGCGCCCGCGCTGATCCAGTATCACACGGAACAGACGGAACACGTTCGGGCATCCGGGCTGGGTACACCCGTCAACACGGTGGACGCATCCAACCGATACGGCCTGACCTGCACCAATCTGGTGGAGTATTACACCGGCGGCAGGCCGCTGGACGTGCGAGAGCCTATGCACACCGTTACCAGCCACGACCGGGAGGCGGTGGTGGCGGCCCATGTGGTGAAGTTCAAGGGCGACAATCTGGGTCATGGGGCAGATGAGCCGATGCAGACCGTGACCACCAGCGCCGGGGAGTTCGCCGTGTGCAAGGCGTATCTGGCGAAGATGCACGGCGGCGGCGAGCTGGGATACTGGCCGCTGATCCGCGACCTGCTGAACGAGTTCTGCGGCTACACTCTGGCGGAGGACGAGGTGCTTCTGCTGGAGATCGGCGGCACACTGTACTACATTGCGGATATCGGGCTGCGGATGCTGTCACCCCGCGAGCTGTACAACGCTATGGGGTTCCCGCCCGATTACATCATCGATCGGGACTATTTGGGGAACGAATACGGACGTACAAAACAGGTAGCTCGTTGTGGCAATGCCGTGTGCCCGCCGGTGGCGTCTGCGCTGGTGCGTGCAAACCTGCCGGAGTGGTGCGGCGTGACCATAACGACAATGGCGCAGTTGATGGACTGCGTGGCGGTGTGAAGGGGGTAAAAGATGGATAAAGAACAGCAGGCAATCAACCTTTTGCAGCTCGGCAGCCGAATGAGCCTGCACTACTACAAGCAGCCACTGCTTATCTGCAATTCCGGCGGCAAAGACAGCCTTGTGCTGCTGGAGCTTGCAAGGCGCGCGGGAATCCCTTACGAGGTACAGCACTCGCACACGACGGCGGATGCGCCGGAAACCGTGAGGTATGTGCGCCAGCAGATGCACGAGCTGGAGCTGGCGGGCGTGAAGTGCCATGTAAACATGCCGACGTACAAGGGCGAGCGTACAAGCATGTGGAAGCTGATCGGCGATAAAGGCTTGCCGACAAGGCTTCGGCGATTTTGCTGCGCGGTGCTCAAAGAGACGGGCGGGGCAAACCGGGCTATCGCGACAGGCGTTCGCGCCGATGAGAGTTCGCAGCGAGCGTCTCGAGGGGAGCTTGAGACGCGCGGGAAGACCAAGGCGGACAGCTACAGGATCAACGCAGAAAACGCGGCGGAACTGTTTGAGGACGATGTGCGTCGCAGCCCCATCGAGCATGATGACAAGTTTATTTCTGCGTGCAAAGTGCGGGGCAGCACGATCGTAAACCCGATTATCCACTGGACAAATACCGACGTGTGGGAGTTTATCCGGGGCGAGAACCTTGCTTATAACCCCTGCTACGAGATGGGATTTAACCGAGTGGGGTGCGTAGGCTGCCCGATGGGCGGCGCGGCCAGATCCAGCGAGTTCGCGCGTTGGCCAAAATATCAGGATGCGTATATGCGGGCGCTGCAGCACTATCTTGACAAGCACCCAAAGCAGGCCGCAAAGGGAGATATCATGTCATGGTGGCACTGGTGGATGGAGGATGGCATTATCAGCGGGCAGATGGATCTTTTTGGGAGGCGGCGATGGGACTGACTGACGACCGCACGTTTATGAGCGCAATGGCTGACGCGATCGGCGAAAAGCCGACGCGGGAGGGGCTTATCGCGATGCTGCGCGAATACGCGGAGTGGGCCGAGGCGAATATCTATGAGGTTCCGATTATGCTGCCGGATGATCTGCGGGCGGCGGCGGACATGCTGGAGAAGGGAGAATAACATGGATGCGATGAAATTTTTGAGCGAAGCGAAGCGGATGTGCAACAATGCAGGGCCTTGCGAAACATGCGATGCGAACGAATTTTGCGGCTTTGCGCCGGAGTTCCCGAAAGATTTCGGGACAGTCGATCAAATGCAGAAGATGGTAAAACTCGTGGAGAAGTGGGCGGAGGAGCATCGCAAGACTCGGCAGAGCGAGTTTTTGAAGCAGTGGCCTAACGCCAAAATGAACCCGTTCACCGGAACTGTTGACGTCCCGCCTTGCTATCTTGATAAAAGCCTTTTGGATGAATGTCGTGAGCATTTTATCGACTGTAACGACTGCAAACGCAAGTATTGGCTGTAGGAGGTGGAATGATGGAAAATCTGTTGCAAAACATCGCCAGCGGACTGTGGATTGTGTTGGGCGTGTACTGTTTCTTCGGGCTAAGAAAGTGGAACAAGCGGTTCAGTGAGCTGTATGATGAACTGAAAGGGGATGGGAACGAATGAGCAAGGCCGTTGTGATAAGCATCCGCCCGAAGTGGTGCGAGAAGATTTGTGGCGGCGAAAAGACCATTGAGGTGCGAAAGACCCGCCCGAAGCTGGAAACGCCGTTTAAGTGCTATGTCTACAGGACAAAAGGAACTGTGCCCCATATCATCAATGGGAAATGGGTACAGATGGAGGTTGGCGGAACGATCATTGCCGAGTTTATCTGTGACCGGATTTACAAGATTGACAAGGATAGTACGGATTTTCTTTTTAAGGGCGGGGGACTATCCGTTTACAAGCAAGCTGCCGAAGAAAAGTGTGGCCTGCGTGTGGCTATGACAGACGATGAGTTGCACGGCTATCTTGGGCATTGTCAGGGCTACGGCTGGCACATCTCCGATCTGCGCATCTACGACGCACCGCGAGAGTTGATCGAGTTTGAACGCCCATGCGGATGCAATGAATGCGACGCGAAATGGGCGACCGAATGCAACGCTTGCCACGAAGAAGGCAAAATCAAGCGCGCACCGCAGAGCTGGTGCTATGTGGAGGAGGTGGAGTGCGATGAACGACATCACGAAACAGCCGTATGCGGCATGGCTGGAAGAATCGCTGCAGGTCATCGCGGGGCTTGATCCCGTGTGCCTGTGCATCGCCGCAACATCGCCCGACGGCAACGTCTTTACGGGGTACTATGGGGCAGACGCAACGGACAAGGCCGTGTTTGCACACAACATCCAGAGCGACGTGACGATGGATATTATCCGGGCAAATATCGACGAGATCAAGGGTATGCTGGGGGAGGCGGAATGATTGATCGGCAGAAGGTTTATCGGCAGGCGTGGGACGTGGCAAAGGTGGTGCGCTGGAAGTGGAAGGTCTACCGGTATGCAACGGGAGAGATCGATCTGGTGTGCCCGTTTTGCTGTGCGCTGAACGCGCACGAAGATCTGCGGGAATTTGATCTGCGCGACTGGCATTATTGCCGGAGGTGCGGCACGAGACTGGAGGGAATCGTATGATGGACGAATACATCAAGAGAGCGGATGCGCTGGAGGCGATCCGCAAGTGGTGCGGGGACTGTGGGAGCGCGATCGAGGCAGTGCTGAGCGTACCGGCGGCGCGAGGATGGGAGCCGGACGGAGTCACGAATCTTCCCGCCGCCGACGTTGCCCCGGTGGTGCATGGAGATTGGCTTCTAAGGCACATCGGGGTAGGACATTACTGGGAGTGTTCGGCCTGTCACACAAACCCGTGCATTTATGTGACAGAACACACGAAGTTCTGCCCCAACTGCGGGGCAAAAATGGACGGAGGTGCTGATGATGCGTTTTAAGGGAGCATTTGTGAGAAACGAGGTTTTTATTACCCCTGCTTTTGGCATTATCAATGAGCGCGGTTATTATGGCTATCCGGTTATCGCTATTTGTTTTGCGTGGCTACGCTGGCGTTGCAAAATTGAAATCGGAGTAAAAAGAACGAGGTGGCGGTGATGGAAAGTAAAAAGTGCAGCTGCTGTACAGAGCCATGCCCAATGGCTGACATGGCGCATGAAGCCGCAAAAGGCAGAATGTACGCCACGAATGAATTCATTTTGTTGCAGAAGAAGGTTGAAAGCGGTCAGCTTGTCGAAGTGGTGCGCTGCCGGGATTGCAAATACTTTCAGCATTACGGAAGGACGTCGCTTTTTATTGATGGCAAACACGTTAAAGCCGGATGGTGTACCCGGAGAATCCTATACGACGAGGAATATAGAATGCTGCCTGGTGGTTTTTGCAGCAGCGGCGAACGGAAGGGCGGTGGCAGCGATGAAAGTTAACGGGAGATCGCTGCCCAATAACCCGAAACAGGCTTACATGCTGGGCAAGTTGCACGGCACGCAAGATACTATGGGCAACGTGGCGATGGTGCTGCTCGACAAGTGCGGTTGGCACATCAAAGAGCAGACGGCAGATGCGCACGACACCATGTCGATCAGTTATCTGTACGAGTGCATTGTAGCACTCGCGGAAGAGATCAACGATGGCAGGATTAAACGCAAGGACATCAAACAGGTGCTCGCAGAGGAGCATAATGTGGTGTTTGGGGATTAGGGGGGTACATGGGCAAGAAATACACACTTCCTGCAGATGTGCGGCTTGAGTGCATTGCATACGTCAAGGGCTATCCGCGGCGTGTGCAGGCGTACAAGGATGCGAGATATGCAATTCTTGCGGGGAGTGCCACGCAAGATGGCATGCCAGGTGCGTTTGAAGCTGGTAGGCCATCTGAAAACAAAGCGGAACAGCTTGCGGGGCTGGAATCGTGGGAGAGCGTGCGCAAGATGCGCGCTGTAGAATACGCGATGGAGCAAGTGGGGCGCGGCGTACAAAGCGCAGAAGTCCGCCGAAAGATGATCCGCGCAATTGTACAGAGCTGTGAGAACCGCAACAAATTCCCGCTGGAACGCGCGACCGGATGCGGGTACAGCGTCGCGGCCATGAAGCGGCGGAAAGCCGAATTTCTGTGGCACATCGCAGATTATTTAGATCTTGTGAGCTGAGGGTGAGCCATTAGGCGCAAAAAACATGCTATAATTGATAGCGTGGAGAGTGGGACAGGCCAGACCCACTTTACACGGCATGCTTTTTCTCATTGCATCCTCCGGGTGATCGTCGCACTGTCCTTTCCCGACGATCACCACACGGTATCTACTCGTTGGGAGGGCGCCCTGCAATCGTGGGGGCGCTGCGGGGTCGGCTCCCGCTGATACCACAACCATCTCTTGGATCTCCTTTTCGCCAGGGGCCGGAACTTGTCATGGGGTTCCGGCCCCAACACATGCGGGGGCGTCTGTTGACGGCACGGGTACGGCGTTGGCTGGCGGATACGTACCTGTGTGGTGGGTCACTCCCTCCCCTCCGATCCAATGTAAGTGCGCCCGGGCGCTTGCGAGTAAAAGATAGCGGGCATCCGTTATCACCGGGCGGATCAGCTGGTAGAGGAATTTTTGGGCAACGCGAGCCGCTGCGTTAACGCGGAACGAAAAAAGCGGTGCATTGAGTACCGGGGCAGACATTCGCGTGGGATCTCGTGAGTGTCTGCCTTTTTTGGTAGGTGTGCTCATTTGAGCGGGTGAACTTGTGCCATACATAGCGCAGAGGTGGGAGCGCGGCACAACAAACAATAAGGGGGTGGTGTTATGGCTGCAAAGTTGACGGATCTCCAGAAAAAGAAGATCATGGCGGACTACGTACAGCTCGGCAGTTACAACGCCACTGCAAAGGCAAATGGATGCGCCCCGAACACGGTAAAGAAGATTGTACAGGGCAACGCAGAGCTTGCAGAGCTGTGCAAACAGAAAAAAGAAGAGAATACAGCCGATGTGCTGGCGTACATGGACAGCAAGAAAGATCTTGTGTGTCAGATCATCGGCAAGGGGCTTGATGCACTGAACGACCCGGATAAGCTGAAAACGGCCAATCCGACGCAGATCACGACCGCGCTTGGGACGTTGATCGACAAATGGGCGATGATCGGCGGCAGTCCTGCCGACACGGCTAAGGATGACGCTCTGAGCGATAGCCTGCGGAAAATGGCGGAGGATCTGCAAAGTGATTAGTGATAAGCAAAAAAAGATCCTCGCGTTTCCGTACAGCAAGTACGACGCGCTGATCTGTGACGGGGCGGTTCGATCCGGCAAAACATCTATCATGATGTGGGCATTTGTGGATTGGGCAATGCGTGAGTTCGACGGGCAGCGCTTCGGCGTCTGCGGGAAAACCGTGGATTCGGCAACGAAAAACATCGTAGTGCCGTTTATCTCAATGACGCTGGCAAAAGAGCGCTATGTGATGCGCTGGCGGCGGGCAGATAAGGTGCTTGAGGTTCGGCGCGGCGGCGCGAAAAACTATTTCGAGGTGTTCGGCGGCAAAGACGAGAGCAGCTATGCTCTGATTCAGGGGCGCACGCTGGCGGGCGTCCTGCTGGACGAGGTGGCGCTTATGCCACGCTCATTTGCGGAGCAGGCGCTTACCAGATGCAGCGTAGACGGCGCTAAGATGTGGTTCTCTTGCAACCCGGAAAGCCCGCAGCACTGGTTTTACACAGAGTGGATTAAACGCGCAGAGGAGCGCAACGCGCTGCATCTGCACTTCGAGATGTCGGATAATCCCGGATTGTCTCAAAAAACGCTGGAGCGGTATCAAGCGATGTTCGCGGGCGTGTTTTATGATCGGTACATCCGCGGGCTGTGGGTTGTAGCCGAGGGCCTGGTCTATCAGATCTTCGACCCGGCAAAGCACGTGACAAATGAGCTACCAGATCGGGGACGCTATTATATCTCCGTGGACTATGGCACGTTAAATCCGTTTTCTGCGGGGCTGTGGGTCCTGAAGGATGGCGTAGCGACGCGCATCCGGGAGTTTTACTACAGCGGCAGGGCGGGGCGGCAGCTTACCGACAGTGAGTATTACGAGAAGCTGGACGAACTGGCGGGGGGCTTGCCGATTGAGCGCATTGTGATAGATCCTTCGGCAGCGTCCATGATTACAGAGATCATCCGCCGCGACAAGTATTCTGTCATTAAGGCTGTAAACGATGTGATTCCGGGGATCAGCTACACGGCGGCACTACTGCAGGCCGGGCGGATCAAGATCGGCAGTTCGTGCAAAGACGCTATTCGGGAGTTCGGCCTATACCGCTGGGACGAGGATTCCCCGACGGATAAAGTAATCAAGGAGGACGACCACGCAATGGATGATATCCGTTATTTTTGCTATACCATCCTGCGGCGGGAGTTTTTTATGGGAACGGAGGATTACCGTGCTCGGTAGATTTAAACATTGGCTTATCCTGAAATATCTACCTGCATGGTGCCGAGAAGAACTGCTCGAGGAAAACCGGCAGCTGCGGGAGAAAGTAAAGCGTCAGGCGGGCGAGATTGCCCAGCTGAACGCATATATCGAGGGCGTGACCGATGCAATGCGGCATCAGCCGCGCATTATTGTTAACGGGGGTGGCAAACAGTGAGTTTGATCGGCGCAGCGATGAGCGCGAACAGAATCTATAATTTTGAACAGGCGCTCGGGGCGAAAGATATCACCTCTCCGGCCATGCGCAAAGCAATCACGGATTGGAACAATCTGTATTACTGCGACGAAGTGGATGACAAAGAAGATCCCGGCCAGCGGCTCCCGGTTGCAATCGTAACGAAGCTCTACAAAACAGTGTTTTCGGAATATTCCGCCGCGCCGACCGGGAAGGGCGGCAAGGCCGATTACATCGACGATGTCCTCCGTGGACTGGACGGCGCACGAAAGAAGGCAACTCAGCAGATGCTCATCGGCGGGCGCTGCTATCTCAAGCCGCTTATCGGCACGCCTATGGAGTTTGTCGTGATCGGTAGACGGGATTATATGCCACTGGGGCGCGATGCGCTGGGGCGTGTGACAGACATCGGCACGTGGGAGCAGACATTTGACGGCAACAGCGTATACACGCTGATTGAGCGCCGCACGGTTGATGCGTCGGGCTATCTGACAATCGAAAGCAAGCTGTACCGCGCTGACATGGCAAGCGGCACACTGGGGACGGAAATCCCGGTGAAATCGCTGGAGAAATACGCGCAGCTGGAACCGCTTGTGCGCCTGCCCGAGCCGGTGTATTCCATCGGGCTTATCCCGCTCGAGTGCCCCGCCGAAAACTGCGTGGACGGCTCGCCAGACCCCGTAGCGGTGTATGCGGCGGCATGCGGCTTGATCCACAACATAAACCGCAACGAAGCGCAGATTAACACCGAGTTTGAGAACGGGGAAAGCCGTCTGATTGTTCCGGCTGATATGCTGCGGCGCAGAGCAGACGGCACGCGGGCGCTGAAGGATCATGTGTTTGTCGGCGCGCCACCTGACGTCAACGGCGAATCGCATATTACCCCGTTTTCCCCCGCGCTGCGCGATCAGTCGTTTTTGAATCGCAAAACCGAATATCTTCGCAACGTCGAGAGCCTGATTGGGTTGAAACGCGGCATTTTGTCGCAAGTCGAAGCTACGGAAAAGACTGCGACGGAAATTACCTCCAGCGCGGGTGAATATAACCTGACCATTATCGACTTCCAGCAGGCGTGGGAATCCGCCGTGTGGGAAGCGGTGCGCGTGTGCAATATCCTCGGGCAGATGTATCACCTGTGCGACAGCACCGGCGTCGACCCGGAAACGGATGTTACTATCTCGTGGGGTAACGGCATCCTGTACGACGAGGATCAGGCGTGGACGGACTATAAGGCGATGGTTGCCGCGGGCATGCTCAAGCCGGAAATTGCGCTGGGCTGGTATTTTGATATGCCGACGGAGACACCGGAAGATCTGGCGGCAATCCGTGAGAAGTACATGCCGGAGGAGATCCAAACAGGCGATGAGAAGGGTATTTAATGGGCGGCAGAGGTGGAAGTAGCGGGAACAGCGGCATTGCCGCGAGATTGCCCGGAAAAAAGCTCAAAGGATTTATCGACGGGAAATAAGAGGTGGGCGCATGCTCAAAGCCGACGAAATCAACGCCATGCGTGACGCGGCCACGGAGCTAACGCAGTCGATCATTGATTATCTGCTGCGGGATCTCGCACAGCGTATCGTGAAAGCTGGGCAGCTGACAGCCACGGCACAATACGAGGTGTGGCGTCTCCAGCAGCTCGGCATATCGCAGCGGGAGACGAAAAAACAGCTTAAAAAGATGCTGAAGGTATCCAATCGGGAGTTGCGTAAGCTCCTGACGCAGAGCGCGGAAGCCGGGTATAACTACGACATCCGCAGTCTGCCACAGGTGCAGGCGTTGCCATTTGGGAAGAACGAAGCCGTGCAGCAGATTGTATCTGCGGCGGTGGCACTGGCGCAGGTTGATCTATCCAACATTACGCAGACGCTCGGCATGGTAGATCCTTACGGGCAGGCGCTGCCGCTGCAGGATGCATACCGCAAGTGTATGGATTTTGTATTTATGCAAGTTTCTACAGGCGCGGCGGATTATACTACGGCCATCCAGCAGGCCACGAAGAACCTTGCAGACAAAGGCGTTGTATGGATCGATTATGAGAGCGGCGCACATACCTCGCTCGAAGCCGCCGTGCGCCGGAACGTAATGTCCGGGATGGGGTTGATGCAAGCAGAGATCAGCCAGCGCACCCACGATGATTTGGGCGCTGACGGCTGGGAGATCGACGCGCACAGCAACAGCGCGCCAGACCATGAGCCGATACAGGGCCGACAGTACAGCGACGCGGCGTATACGGCGCTCAATAACAGCCTTGTGCGCCGCATTGGAACGCTGAATTGCGGGCACTCCGCGCACCCTATCATTATGGGCGTTACGCCGCAGCAATATAGCCCCGCAGAGCTGGAGCAGATGCGGCAGAAAAACGAAAACGGCATCACATACAATGGACGGCATTACACGGGATACGAAGCCACGCAGCGGCAGCGAAACCTCGAAGCGGCCATGCGACGGCAAAAGCGGAAGATCCTGATTGACGAAGCTGCCGGAGACGCTGAAAAGCTACAGTCCGATCAGATCAAATTGCAGCTGATGCGGCAGGAATACGCCCGGTTTTCCAGCGCGGCAAATCTGCCGACGCAAGGAGAACGCGCCGAAACTATCGGGTTTGGATGGGAACAAGCGCGTGAAACAGATAGAGCCGCCAGTGCATATTATAAGGATTGGGCAAAATCCATTGGAGCGGATAAATCTATAAAAACTCTTGCGGATTATTACGATGTGAAGTATAATGATCGTCCTCGGTATACATTGCTAAAGAGGTACGCGGCAGATGTAAAGGCCGGGTGGATATCTCCGTTAGTGCGATTTGATGGATATGAAAGTTTGTATCATCGGATTCAGACGGAGATTGTTGGGCGAGAGACTTCAACGGGAATTGTAATAACCGCACAATCGCGGCATTTCCTGCAGCGCGTTGTTGGCACAATGTCAGACCCCGGGCATGGTGGGGTTAAAAGATCGGGAGTGCCCATTGAAAGCATTCAGGACGCGGTATTTTCACCGTTGCGGGTAGATCCAGTTCGAATATCTAAGAGTGGATCGAGGAGTGTAAAATTTGTGGGAGCAAATTGCGCGGTGACGATCAACCCGGACACGGGGGTTTTGATCCAGACGAACCCGCGAAAGGAGTAAAGCATGCTGAATATGACGAACGAAACACGGGAGTTTTTGCATACAAATCTCCCCGAAGCCGAAACCTCTGCGAATTTGAGTGACATTCTCGATAAGCTCGATGACATGATGACGGACAGTTTGACTGACAACTACGAGCCGACAGAGGAAACGCGGCAGATCGAGCGCGCATACGATGATCTATACGCGAACAACTAACGCAGATAGCAATTCAATGACAGAAGCGTGACGCATTGCGCCGCGCTTTTTTCATATCCATTTTTGCCCGCGCCCAGGGCGTACAAAACGGGCACCGCAGGGGATGCGACCCCCGACATCAAAGCATAGCGGCAGGAGACACGGCATGAAACGCGAATTTCTGCAGAATTTCAAGGTTGGCGAACAGGCCCTGCCCAAAGAGATTATCGACGCCATCATGGAGGAGAACGGCAGAGACATCGAATCCGCGAAGAAGCCCTTTGCGGATTACGAATCTCTGAAAGAACAGCTCAAGGCCGCGAAAGACGGGCTTGCTGCGTTTAAGGACGTGGACGTTGATAAGCTACAGGGCAAGATCTCGGAGCTTACCGGCCAGCTTGCCGACAAGGACAAGCAGTGGCAGGAGAAACTCGACGGTATGGCATTTGATGGACGCATCAAGGACGCCATTACTGCCGCCAAGGGCCGCAATGCAAAGGCGATTGCAGCCCTGCTGGACACGGATGCACTCCGCACCAGCAAGAATCAGGAAACCGACATTAAAGCCGCGCTGGATGCGCTCAAAAAGGACAACGGATATCTGTTTGAGACGGAAACGCCGCCGCCCTATGCATCCGGCACAGGTACGCAGGGCACGGAGCGTGGGCATGAGCCTATGACGCTGTCCGGCGCTCTCCACGCAAAGTACGACAAAAATTGAAAGGAATGGTATAACTAATGGCTATTACTCTCGCAGAAGCTAAGGTTGGCATGGCTGACCGCGTAGACCAGATGGTCGTTGACGAGTTCCGCCGCAGTTCTCTGCTGCTGGACAGGCTCGTTTTTGATAACGCGATTTCCCCCGGCACTGGCGGTTCCACGCTGACTTACGGCTATATCCAGCTCAAGACGCCCTCCACGGCAGCGGTTCGCGCGATCAACAGCGAGTACACCGCTGGCGAAGCCAAGCGTCAGGAAAAGACCGCGAAGGCGGTCATCATGGGCGGCTCCTTCGAGGTCGACCGTGTTCTCCAGAATACCTCCGGCGCGGTGGACGAACTGGCATTCCAGGCACAGCAGAAGATCAAGGCGACGTCCAACTACTTCCACAACCTCGTCATTAACGGCATTGCGGCGGCTTCCGGCGCGGGCTATGTCCCCAATACGTTTGACGGCCTGCGGAAGATGCTGGACGGCACGTCCAACAGCTTCACGACGGATATTGATCTGTCCGACGCGTCCAAGCTGGACAGCAACGCCAACGCGTTTATTGACCAGCTCGACCAGCTCGTGCACGCCATCGACGGCGATGCATCCATGCTGCTGATGAACAGTGATATGCTGCTCAAGGTTCGCGCCGCTGCCCGCCGTGCTGGCTACTACGATCGAACCAAGGACGATTTCGGGCGCGTGGTGGAGACTTTCGGCGACATCCCCCTGATGGACTGCGGCAAGTATTTCAACGGCACCAACTCCGTGGACGTTATCGGCACGTCCACGCCCAGCACCTCCGCCGCTGGTACGTCCAGCATCTACGCCGTCAGCATCGGTCTGGACGGTTTCCACGGCATCAGCCCCACTGGCAACGGCGTTATCAACTCCTACATGCCTGACCTGACCGCCCCGGGCGCGGTGAAGAAGGGCGAGGTTGAGCTTGTGGCGGGCGTTGTGCTCAAAAACACGCTCAAGGCCGCTGCCCTGAACGGCATCGTGCTGAAGCCTAAGGCCACCGCCTGATAAATGGAGGTAATGCCCATGATAGACTATGAATTTTATGCAGCCAATTACATGGGCGATTCCATCGCAGAGCAGGACTTCCCCCGTCTCGCCAAGCGGGCGGGGGATCAACTTGCCCAGTACAAGCGCGTCTATGATGTAACATCCCCGGATGAGGACGCGGAAAGCATGGCAATCTGCGCGATGGCGGATGCGCTTGCGTACTTTGAAGCCGTGCAGAACGGCTCTGGAGGGGCTGTAAGCGCCGCCAGCATTGGGAGCGTATCTGTATCTTATGCAGGCGCTGGGAATGCAGTGGACACGTCGCAGGCCGGGCAGGAACGCGAGCTGTACCGCTGCGCGTGTATGTATCTGGATATTTGCAGGGGGTGTGGCTGATGCTTTCTGCGCGGCATCACTGCCCTGTAAATTACCAGCTCTGCAACCAAACGGTAACGGTATACCACAAGGACGGGGACAAGTACCTCCGCACAGTGTATAATCGCGCGTTTCTGGATTTCAAGAAAACTCAGAACGTGGACAAGATTGGCACGCACGAAGTGAATTCGTTCTTGCTGGTGATCCCCTGTGACCGCCAGATCATCTATCCGAAAGATAAGGTGCTGCTGGGGACAGGCCCCGCGATCACCACCCGTGAGGAATGGGCGGCGTTTATCCCCGCCAAGGTTCCGGGACTGGTGGTCGTGGAATACGTCGACCCGAAATACTGGCGCGGCCAAATGGTGCATGTGGAGGCGGGCGGATGAGAGTGCAAGTCAAAGTGAAGCCCGTAGAGCGGATTCTGAAGGCTCATGGGCTGAATCGCGACGGCTACGCCCAGCGATACTGGACGAACATCGTCAACCGCCGCATTACGCGCTACATGCCGTACCGATCTGGGACGCTGGCGGAGCGTGTGAAATACATCTCCGGCCCCACCGAGATTACGGTTGCTGCGCCGTATGCGCGGTATCAGTATTACGGCAAGGTGATGATCGACCCGGCTATCAACGCAGCGGGCTTTCTAACCAAAGACGGCGTATGGCGTTCCCGCAAGGGCGCTGTAAAGATCGTGACCAATCGTGATTTGCGGTATGATACCACGAAAAACGCGCTTGCGGGGCCGTACTGGGACAGGCGGCTTGTTGCCGCTGAGGGTGATGCGCTGGTGCAGGAGATGCGCGGTTATATCCGCATGAGGGAGGGCAGACGATGACGGCTCTGGAAAAAGTCCGGGAGTGGCTGAAAACTTACCCCGGCTACAAGCAGCTGAAGGAACTAACGGTTGACGCCACCGACCCGCAGCCCTCGAACGGCAGTGTAGCCCCTACCGGGCTTGTGGAAGTCTCCCGCACGTCGGACATCCTCGGGAATGTGACGGTGACGAATCAGCTGAATTTCACGCTGTATTTCGTGTTTGCCAAAGCCCCGGACGATGATGTGGGTGCAGAGGAAAACGCACAATGGCTGATGGATTTTCAGGACTGGGTACAGGCTCAGTCTGTCACTGGGAAAGCCCCTGTATTTGGTGACGATCGGCGCAAGGAATCCGTAAAAGCCCAAAACGGCACCCTGTACGGCGCGGACACGGACGGGTGTGCTGTGTACTCGGTGCAGTTGTCCGCGCAGTATATCAAACGATATGAGGAGGGAAATGAATGGCTACTGACCTGACTTTTAATACCACCGCTGGCGCAGTAGTGGCGCGCAAGATGCTGCTCCTGTTCCTTAATACCGGCAGTTCCGAGACACCTGTTTGGAGCGTAATCGGTAAGCGCGTGGAAGACAGCTCGATGGAATACGACTGGAGAGAAGAATCCAAGACCGACATTCTGGGCAATACCCATACCACGATGGATGAACCCATCATCACACAGACGTTTGACCCGTGCGAGCTGGATTCCGGCGATGCGGCACAGGTGAAGATTTGGAATCAGTCGATCAAGGATCATGACGTCGCGGCGATGTGTAACAACGATCTGCTTGTTGTGCATACTTACGCCGGTACGGCGAGCACCGCTGTTTTTGCGGAGCGCTATCCGTCCAGCGCGGTTAAGCCGTCCAGGCTGGGCGGCTCGAACAACGTCGGCATGCCGATTGACGTCACCTTCGGCGGCGAGCGCAGCGTCGGCACGGCGTCTGTAAGCGGCGGTAATGTTACATTCACCGCGGCGTAAAAATAACAGGGGAGCGGGCAACCGCTCCCCATCTTATTTGGAGGAACTATGGCGGAACTGAAATTTAACACCGGAGTAAAGTCGTTCGCCGTGAATGGCGTCCCGGACGTATTTTCGATCAATCCGACAGATACAGACTTTGTGGAGCGAATTTTCGATACCTTCAGGGAGCTGGACGAGCGCCAGCAGAAGAAGGACGCCGAAGCGCCTAAGCTCAGCGACCGCGAAGCATTTGAACTCGCACGGGAGTATGATGCAGAGATGCGCACGGCAATTGACAAGCTGCTGGGCGAGGGCGTGTGCGCCAAAGTATTTGGACGAATGAACGTCTACGCTTACGCGGACGGTCTGCCCGTATGGGCAAACTTTATGCTCGCACTGCTCGACGAGTGCGACACGGCGTTTGCGCACGAGCAGAAGTCGACGAATCCGCGCCTGAAAAAGTATCTGGACAAGTACAAGAAGAAATGAGCGCCCCGTGGGAAAATCCGCTGCCAGTAGCGGTGGAGATCGGCGGGACTGAATATGCAATCCGCACCGATTACCGCGACATCCTGAATATCTTTGCAATTTTGGGCGACATGGAGCTTGACGGGCAGGAAAAGGCGCTCGGGGTGCTCGTTGTGTTTTACCCCGATTTGGAGCATATCCCAGACGATCTGTATAACGACGCGGTGCAACGGTGCCTTTGGTTTATCAACGGCGGAGACGAGGATCAAAACCGGCCGGCACCGAAGTTGATGGACTGGGAGCAGGATTTCCGATATATCATCTCGCCCATTAACCGCGTGATGGGGCAAGAGGTGCGAAACGTTCCTTACATGCACTGGTGGACGTTTCTTTCCGCGTATTACGAAATCGGCGATTGCCTGTTTGCGCAGATCGTGCGAATTCGCGACCATCTGGCACGTGGGAAGCCGCTGGACAAAGAAGATCGCAAGTGGTATCGCGAGAATCGGCATTTAGTGGATTTCAAAGCGCGCTACACCGACGCAGAAAAAGAAACACTAAAGGCGTGGGGCGTGAAGTAAAGGAGGTGGATTTATGGCGGATGGATCTATCACATTTTCCACAGAACTGGATAACAAAGAGTTGGAAAAGCAGCTCTCTCGCCTTAATGCGGACGTGAAGAAGAAAACGGAGAAGCTGACGCAAATGAAGGGCGAGCGGCTTCCGCTGGAAGAGCAGTCCGCGCAAGTCGCTGCGAACCTTGACCGCGCGAAGGAACTGCTTGCCCACATGAACAGCGGCGATGAATTTTTTCCGAAAGAATCCATCAAAGAGCAGGCACAGTCGGTTGCACAGCTCCAGAAAGAGTGGGATGCAATCCAAACGAAAGTCGAATCTTACGATACCAAGATCCGAAACGGAGAAGCAGACCTCGCGAGGACAAAAGAGCAGGCGGGGGTTGTAGAAAAGCAGCTGTCTGCCGCTGCATCCGGGGGCAGCGCTATGGGCGACGCGATCAACAAAGCACAGGCGTACATGGACAAATTCGCGACGCGCGTGAAGAAACTGGCGAAGCGCGTGTTTGTGTTTACGGTTATCACGGGTGCGCTGCGCTCTGTGAAAAACTGGATGTGGCAGGTGATCCAAACCAGCGATGAAGCAAAGTCAGCTATGGGGCAGCTGAAGGGCGCGCTCCTGACGATGGCCCAGCCTTTGGCGGAGCTGGTGATTCCACTGTTCACGGCATTTGTACGGATCTTGACGGCGATCATCTCCACACTTGCACAAATCATCGCCCTTATCACGGGCAAATCAATCTCCGCAATGAAGTCAAACGCGAAGTCGCTGAACGCGCAGGCTGACGCAATTGACGGGGTGGGCGAATCCGCAAAGGACGCATCAAAGTATCTGGCCGGGTTCGACGAGCTGAACGTCATGGATTCCTCTAATTCCGGCGGCGGTGGCGGCGGAAGCTCTTCCGGGGGGATTTCCCCGGACTTCGATTTTGACGCCAATAAAAGCGAAGGCCAACTTCGGAATCTGCTCGCCCTCATTGAAGCGGGCGCGGCGGCGCTGCTGGGATGGAAGTTCGGAAATGGGTTCAAAGACGGGCTGACCAAGGCTATTGGGTATTTTCTCATCATGGACGGCGCTGTCCGAACTATCACGAGCATGTTCGACGCGTGGAACAACGGCGTTAGCTTTGAAAACCTGAGCGGGATGATTACGGGCATTACGGAAATCGTTGTGGGCCTGTATGTTGCGCTCGGGCCGACTGCTGCGGCAATTGGGGCCGTAGTCGGCGGAATTGCGATGCTGATTACGGGCATTAAAGATGCAATGGACGTCGGCTTTAACGCGCAGAACCTGATGATGACAATCACGGGGATGCTCGTTGCCGGAATTGGAATCGGTGTGCTGACCGGATCGTGGATTCCGCTGTTGATTGCCGGAATTGCGGGGCTGCTGCTGGTGATTACCAACTTTTTCGGTGATTCTGAAGAGCTGCTCAGCGGATTCCGTGGCATTCTCGATGGCTTCAAACTGTTCTTCACGGGCGTGTTCACCGGGGACATCGAGAAGTCAATTGAGGGCATCCAGAAGATCTTCGGCGGGCTGAAAACGGTGGTGTTCTCCATCTTTGATGCGATTCAGAATATGATTTTTAGCTTTCTCGATTGGCTGGACGAAAAGACGGGTGGCAAGCTACACAGCATTATCGAGTTCGCAAAACGCATGATCGGCGGCGCATTTGATTATATTCGGTCTGTCGCCGGGGACTTGATCGACGCAGTCGAAACGATCTTCGGCGGGCTTATTAAGTTTGTTTCCGGCGTATTTACAGGAGATTGGGAAACAGCGTGGGAAGGGATCAAAGACATATTCCGTGGCGTATGGAACGGCATCGTTGGTGTTCTCGGAGGTGGCATTAATATCATCGTTCGCGCGCTGAACTGGCTCATTTCCAAAATGAACAAGATCAGCTTTACAGTACCGGACTGGGTGCCTGGTATTGGCGGCAAAAACGTGGGTATCAGCATTAAATCAATCCCGGAATATCAGATCCCGTATCTTGCGCGCGGCGCGGTGATTCCGCCCAATCGTGAGTTTATGGCCGTGCTGGGCGATCAGAAGCGCGGAAACAACATCGAAGCGCCGGAAGATCTGATTCGGAAGATTGTGCGCGAAGAAAGCGGGAATAACGGCGGCACGCATGTGACGATTGTGCTGGACAGCGTGGACGGGAAAAAGCTGTTTGACGCCATCGTCAGGCAGAATAACGCCGTTGTGCGCGCGACCGGTGCCAGCCCGCTGAAAGTGTAGGTGTAAATGGACGTTCTGACGGTAACAAAGGCGAGCGGCGCAGTCAAGGCACTGCCCGCGCCTGCGGAAATTAAATGGAGTATTTCCGATCTTGACGCGGACGGGACGGGGCGAAACCAGAACGGCGACCTGTTCCGCGACCGCGTGGCAACCAAGCGCAAACTGGAATGCACATGGCTTCCGCAAACATCGGAAAATATGTCCTCACTTCTGCAAGCAGTGGAGGACACTTTTTTCACCCTGAGCTACCCGGACGCGCTGACGGGAGGAACACGCTCTATGACGTGCTACGTCGGCGACCGCTCCACGCCGATCATGCGGCCAGATGCAAACGGAACGTGGCTTTGGGGCGAGCTGAGCATGAACTTTATCGAGAGGTGAGTTATGTATACAGTAACGAAAGCCTTTCATGACGCTTGCAAGTCTCCAGGGCGGGAGATCTATTTGAAAGCCAAATTCAACGATAAAACGGATCTTCCGCGCTCGGAGCTGCAGGAAATGACGCTGACGGAACAGTTTGGTTCTTCTGACGGCGTGACCGTAGGCGCGGCGTTTTCTTCCAGCTGCAAGCTAACGATGTACAAACAGGAAGAGCTTGCGCTAAAAAACGGATACTTTACCCCGTATGTGGGGTTGAAGGCCGCTGGTGACAATGAAGTAACGTACATCCCGAAGGGTGTGTTTTACGTGCCTACAGACGGCGTAGATGACAGCGGAAAGCTATGGGTGACAGTTACCGGATATGACCGCATGGCGTCTCTAACGGCAGATTATATCCCAGCAATCACCCTTCCGGCCACGCCTGCGCAGATCCTCGCGGACGTATGCACACAAGCAAAGGTGACGGCACCCAATGTGACGCTCCCTGACATCCAGATTGAGACGGCGTATAGCGGCAGTCTGCGTGAGCAGCTGGGCTGGCTGGCCGGGTTGATTGGATGCAATGCGAAGTTCGACGCAACCGGGAATCTGGTGTTTTGCTGGTACGCCGACAGCGGCCTGACGCTCGGGTGGGACGTGCAGCACCTCGACGGGCTGGAACGTACCGCCGACGAGCCGTTTACAATCAATAGCCTGCTGACCGGCACAGAAGAAAATCCAATCTCGGTAGGCTCTGGCATCGGCATCACAGCAATTAACCCGTATATGACCGCAGATATCGCAACCTCGGTGCTTGATCTTATCAAGAATAAGCCGATGACACCTTGCAAATGCAAGTGGCGCGGAGACCCGTCCGTCGAAGCTGGGGATATCCTGACCGTCGTTGACCGTGACGGCGTGTCCGGCCTTTCAATGTTTGTGATGGAACAGGAGCTGCACGTCAGCGGTGGAATGAGCTGTGATACGACGTGCTACGGGGTGGAGGATGCGGATTACGCCGTAAAAAGCCCCACCGCGCAGAAGCTCCAGCGTATGTATAACGAGGTCATGGATTCCTTCCGAAATGCGACGGAGAAGATCATCGGCATGAAAGGCGGCTATTTTGCCATCACCTATGACGAGGACGGTTTTCCCACGGGCTGGACACTCAAGGACACACCCACGGTGACGGACACGACCAAGATGTGGATTATGTCGATGGGCGGTCTCGGCTACTCCGAGGACGGCGGAAAGACGATCAGCAAAGTCGCAATCACAATGGACGGATATCTGAACGGTTCCGCACTCGCGGTAGGCTCTGTCTCGCAGGACAGCGTAGCTGGTCTGGCACAGTCCTTGACGCTTATCAATGGCCAACTCGACGCGAAAATCAGCAAGGAGGATGCAGAAGCGCAGCTGAACTCCCGTCTTAGCGTCATGGCGGATCAGATCCAGATCGACCTCTCGCGCGTAAGCAATCAAGTTGATGACCTGAGTGACAGTGTAAACAGCCGTATGTCGGACTACGATAAGTGGTTCCGGTTTACAGCTGACGGGCTGATGATCGGCGAGAATGGCAACGAGTTGACCCTCCGCGTAGACAATGATCGGATTGCTTTTCTGCAATCTGGGTCAGAAGTGGCGTATTTCAGTAACCGCAGACTGTATGTAACTGACGCGCAGTTCCTCGTATCGGTGCAAATCGGCAATTTTGCATTTGTTCCGCGCGCAAACGGGAACCTGAGCTTTAAGAAGGTGGTGAGTTGATGGCTCTATCTGGTGCATTTACCGGCACGACCGGCAACCAGCATATCTTTCCTACGATCAAGTGGTCGGCGGTGCAGAGCATCGACGGCAATTATTCCGACGTGACGGCGACGCTGTATTACAGCCGATCCAATAGCGGGTATACCACGAGCGGCACATGGTCAGGCGGCATCACGATCGACGGTCAGTGGACGGCGGGAAGTCGTTATATTGAGGTGTCATATCAGTCGGAGACGCTTGCGATGAGCGTGACTGTGCGTGTGTATCACAACGCGGACGGGAGCCGCAACGTCACCATTTCTGCAACAGGCTATATCAGCGGTACAAGCCTGACCTCTACAGATATCTCGCAGACTGTGACGCTCGACACGATCCCCCGCGCCACAACCGCCGTGGTCGGAGATCTCACCATGGGCGAATCTGGTACGATTACGCTCACTCCAGCAAGCCCCTCGTTTACACACACGATCCAGTATTACTTTGGCGAAGCGTCCGGGGTAATTGCGACGAAAACATCGTCCAAGTCCGTCAGCTGGACACCCCCCAAATCGCTAGCCGAACAGATTCCGCGCGCAGCGGTAGGCATCGGTGCAATCCATTGCACGACGTATAACGGCAATACAGAGATCGGCACGATCTCCACCTCCGTAAAGATTACCGTATCTGACGATATGATCCCCACAATTTCCGCAGTAACAATCGCAGAAACGGTTGCTGGGCTGGCCGATAAGTTTGGCGCGTATGTACAGAGCAAGTCAGGAGCGAAGGTAGATGTGACTGCAAGCGGGATCTATGGCAGCTCTATCGCGTCCTGCGAGGTAAGAGTTGCTGGAATCCTCTATACCGGCACCTCAATTACATCGAACATGATTACGGCATCCGGTGACGTCCCCGTACAAGTCAAGGTGACAGATACCCGAGGGAGGTCAGCAAGTAGCGCGAAAACCATCACGGTACTACCGTATAGTCCGCCGAAGATCAGCGAACTGTCTGCAAAACGCATTGATACATCGGGCGCGGACAATGATGACGGTACACGCGTAGCCCTGACAATGGCCTATGCGATTGCGTCGCTCGACGGAAAGAATGACCGAACCATCACCCTGTCGTATCGCAAAGAGACAGAAGCAGAATTTGCGCAGATTTCCACCGGAACTGCCGAAATCAGCTATAACGATACGCTGCGACTGACGGACGCGCCGGAGATCTCCGCAGATGACGCGTATGTTATCCGCGTAGTCTTGCAGGATTACTTTACGTCCATTACATCTGACGTGCGAGTGGAATCTACGTTTTCGCTGTTGGATTTTTACAAAGACGGTACGGGGGGTGCTGCAGGAAAAGCCGCCACGCAGTCGAATTTGTTTGAGTTCGGTATGCCTGTAAGTTTCCAGCAGATCACCGTGAACGGAAAGACGCTGCTCGACTGGACGCACCCGGTAGGGAGCATTTACCAGTCCACAAAATCGACCGATCCGGCTGATTTGTTCGGCGGAACGTGGGAAGCCATTAATAACGTGTTTCTGCTGGCAGCTGGCACAATCTATCGCCCCGGTACGATTGGCGGTGAATCCGAGGTAACGCTGACAGCTGACGAAATCCCTGAGATCAAGATGAGCTATCAGTACACTGGCCAGAGTACTGTCATTGGTACGGACGCGATCAGGCTGTACGATGCCAACGGACAGCCGAACCAGTACACGGGGCCACAAAGCAGCAACTGCGGGGGCAAGGCGCACAACAACATGCCGCCGTATTTGGCTGTGTACACGTGGAAACGGACGGCGTAAGGAGGAGACAATATGCCTGATATCAACATCACAGTAGCGCACAAGGTCGCGGTGTCTGATACGCAATCCATCGTATGCGACAACAGCGACTACACGGTACATTGGACGCTCGACGAGGATTGGAGCGCCTACGACACCAAAACCATGCGCACGATCTACATGGACGGCACATACAAGGATACGGTGTTTAACGGCGATGTGATTGCGCTGCCCGTTTGCACCGTGCCGGGCGTGGTGCAGATCGGCCTGTTTGCGGGCGACATCCGCGCGTCACGCATGGCAATCATGCGCGCGCTGCCGTCCGTGCGGTCTGCGGCTGGCGCGCCTGAAGATCCAGAACCAAACGTGTACGACCAGATCATGGAGATTATCAATGGACTGGGTGGCGTAGACCCGGATGACATCGCCAAGGCTGTTGCTGATTATCTGGCAGCGCACCCAATCGGAGAGACCGACCCGACCGTCCCGGAGTGGGCAAAAGCGAAAATCACCGGTGCGACGGTCGGCCAGATCGCCAAGATTGCCGCCGTGGATAGCGACGGCAAGCCCACCGCGTGGGAGCCGGTGGATATGGCGAGTGGGGGAGGGACAATCCAAGAGGTTAAATTGACAGCGGTAGTATCTGCCGAACAATCATTGACCATCGACAATCGCGCGGCGGAGCAGACCGTAAACCTTGCATGGGACACCCCTGATGGCAAGACCATCCCCGCATTTACAAATCACTATGTTGCAAAAAACAACATACCATACCCACGCGCATTCGATACAAACGGATACACGCAGACATGGTCCAATGCCAACTTTCACGGCAACGCGGATGCCTTTGTACACGGCCATAAATATTTTTGCGCAATGGAGTATGAAATGGATGGCGATTCCACTGCAAAGATTTCAGGGTGGGGTATCTCAGTAACGCCGAGCGGAACCGATGTTATTTCCGGCAGTGGATGGGTGTATGGTGTGGAGACGCCGGAAAACGTCACCGCAACGTACTTCATGCTATCCCGAACCAGCAGCGGCACAGGCACTATCAAGCACCTGTACTGTATTGACGTAACCGCCCTGTTTGATGCGGGTGCGATATCGTCCGTTGCCATTAACGATCTTGTTGCGCTGTTTGGTGGGCTTGATTTAGTCCCCGGCGAGAATTTTGCCGGGGAGACTATAAGCGGAACAGCTACGCTGACAATCACAAGCGGAGATACGCAGCAGTTAATAGACAGCCCTGCGAGCACGGCTACCATAAAAGGCGGCGACATGTTGTCTGTGTCAGCCGGAACGGTGACATTTGTGTATGTGACCACGAAAATCACGGGCGGCGGCACGGCAGCAGAAAAACCGTGGGCAGATAAAAAATGGTGTGCTTTTGGGGACTCGCTGACTGACCCGACTATTAATGCAACAACGAAATACCATGCAATCATCGCTGCTAAAACCGGCATATCCGTAACTGTTTTGGGTAAAGGTGGTACGGGCTACTACAAGACCAAAGATGACGGTACGGCATACTATCAGCGCATGGCAAATTGCCCCGCTGATGCTGATGTGATTACGATTTTCGGCAGCGTAAACGACTGGAACGCTATCAAAAATGGCGGCTTGACGATTGGAAATCCCTCGGATGCTATGTCTGCTGGAACGTATAGCGGCTACGTCAATGAATGTATTGACGTAGCAATCAGCAAAGCCCCATATGCACAGATAGCCCTGGTTACACCGATGGATTATCACGGGTTGCCCGACGAGACGTTAGAGTCTATCGCAAATGCGCTTTTAGCGGTAGCAAAATACCGAAAGATCAAGTGCCTTGATCTGTATCACACATCTGGGTTCCGGGTAGACAATGCGGCTTATGCGCAGACCTATACCACAGATTACACTACGACGGCTGATACTTATGGGCATCCAAGTAATGTGGCGCATGAAAGGTTGATTGCCCCGGCGGTTTTTGAGCTGCTGAAAAAGATGATGCTGTATGGTTGAATATTGCGGTCAGGACGGTGCGCCGACCGGTACGGAATCGAGACGGAGGTATAACCCACTAACCCCGCCCTGACGGGCTTAATTTACACGCGCAATGCGCGCAGAGAGGAGTAAAAAATGAAAGAAAACGCAATCAAGGCCGTGCTTGCGGCAGCGCTGGGGGCGCTGGCATCCTACGGCACGCAGCTCATCATCCCGGCGATCATCCTCGTGGCGGTGATGGTGCTGGACTACATCACGGGCATGGCCAAGGCGTGGCAGGCCGGAGAGCTGAGCAGCCGCGTCGGCATCGGCGGCATCCTGAAAAAGGTCGGCTATCTGGTGATCGTCGCGGTGGCCTGCGTGCTGGACTGGCTGGTGCGGTATGGTGCGGATCAGATGGGGCTGGACTGGAAGCTGGATTTTCTGATCGCTTCGATCGTGGTGATCTGGCTGGTCATTAACGAACTGATCTCGATTTTGGAGAACGTGGCCGCGCTGGGCGCGCCGGTGCCGGGATTTTTGCAGAGCCTGATCAAGCGCCTGAAGGTGAGTGTAGAGGACAAGATTCCGGCGGGCAACGAGGAGGAATAAGATGCACATCATCGAAAAAACCTACAAATGGGCAATGCCGCTCAGCAAGCGCGCCACGACGGATCTGCTGATTCTGCATCACGCAGCGGCCACATCGTGTACGGCGGAGGACGTCCACCGCTGGCACGTCGGCAACGGCTGGGCGGGCATCGGCTACCATTATCTGGTGCGCAAGGACGGCACGATCTATCGCGGACGGCCCGAAGATACCGTAGGCGCGCACGCTTACGGCGCGAACAGCCATAGCATCGGCGTGTGCTTCGAGGGAAATTATCAGGTAGAGCAGACCATGCCCGCCGCGCAGCTGGCCGCTGGACAGGCGCTGGTGGCCGACATCAAGCGGCGCTGGGGCATCACTAAGGTGATCGGACACAAGGATGTCGCCGGATCTACCACGGACTGCCCCGGCAAGTATTTTCCGTATGCGGCCATCGTCTCCGGCGTTCCGGAGACCCAGAACAACAACACAACTAAGGGGGACATTATCATGGTAGCAACTCAGATGATCGGCAACGGCGACCGTGGCAACGCGGTGCGCAGCATGCAGGGTGCGCTTATCGCGCAGGGCTATAAGTGCGGCAGCTACGGCGCGGACGGCATCTGCGGCGCGGCGACCGTCGCGGCCATCAAGGCTTGTCAGGCGGCGAATGGTCTGAGGGCGGACGGCATCTGCGGCCCCGACACATGGGGCGCGCTGCTGGCCAAGTGATCTTAGCAGAGACAAAACTTGACGGCATGTGAGCTGCGCGGTAAAATATCGACATAGCAGTGCCACAAGGTGCAGCAACACCGCCGAAGTGGGGATCAGGCGCCCCCGCTTCGGCGGTGTTGCATATTGTTAGAAATCTGTTAAAAACCCATAGGGCGCAGAGTGCGTCGTTGGACATTAGAACTATGCATAAATTCAAAAAACGACGCAAAGCGCAGTGAAATGCGTCTGTATGGCAACAAAAATATTATGTTATACGCCTTTTAAGCAGGGTGTCTGGGGTTCGAATCCCCAACGGGGCACCAAAAAAGACGCTACCCGATCGGGTGGCGTCTTTTTTGATGCCCCGTTGTCCAAAAAGGCCGATGGCCTTTTTGGACAACGGGATTACGCTCCGAACCGCGCGCTTTCCCCGCCGTGGGCGGGCAAAACACACTCTGGCCCGACATCAACCGTCGGGTCTGCCGAGGCCAGTTCCTTTGGGTTGAGGCCAGCGCAAAGTGTTTTTTGCGACGTATACGCCGCAAAAAACGGATTACATCTTATTCGCGGCGCTGCGGCGCCGCGAACTCTGTGAGACTTTTTGCCGTCAGCTCGGCCCGCATCGGATAGTATACATTCACATGCATAGTGCGCTTTGTTCGTAACGTGGTTAGAAACGCGGAGCGAACTCGTTTTGCGTCCGAAGCGGCCACGACGGCGCAGCTGGCCACAATTTCAACAATGAAAATGAGATACACAGAATATTAAAATTCCACTATCCGGCAAAACAACTGCTAAAAACACTGTATTTCCAAGAAAACCACCAAAATCCGCTAAAAAATCAGAAAAAGCCCTTGCGTTTTTCGGGAAGGCTATGCTATAATCAGTTCACCTGAGCAGCCCGAGCTGCTTCCCGGAGCCGAAGCTCGCGGACTGTCCCCGGCACGAAGATAGGAAACGAAAAGCATGTATGCACAGGAAGGCATACGATCCCCCCACGGGGGATCGTATGCCTTTTTATTTTTGCCACACGGAGGTTGAGGATCT